CATTGACGGATGGACGTAAACAGTAGTCAAGTCCATCAATTCAGTCACTACATATTTTGGCACCCCTTGACTGGCTCTATCATCTAACTTTGATGTAAAAGCCACGTCATCAGTTATATCCAATTCTGATATAACCTCTTGTAGTTGCTTAATATACTTCTGAAACCTTTTACCCTGGGATTGCCAATCAACAATTAATAACTTGGTTGAATAACCCATCTTTTTAATGCCAGCCAGCAGCCTAATTATTTTTTCAGGCTGTTTTCCTGCGTCCAATCTGGCTGGAAAGACACATGAGAATTCAGCGTCCAACAGATTAAACTTTTCAATCAGGTCAAGGGTTAAGGGGGAATAATTCCACATCAGCAAAGGGTCAAGGGCATGACTTGCCCGATTGACAATAATCCTACTTATCTGCTCCTGGGTCTGATAGGCTTTGATCACCCTGGGCTGATTGTAATAATTCGGATAGACAATATATCCTGGGGGCATGGTATGGGTAGGATTAGGGGCAGAATGAATATAATGCAACCAAAGAATATCAAGATTCAACTCTCTGATTGCCTTATCATAAACAGAATGGGTGGGCAACAAAACCAAGTCATGAGTAATACAGACATCCATATCTGCCAGCTGGGACACTAATACCTGTTTGAGTATCTCAACTGTTGCATCAGGCAAGTCTGGCAACACTGGCCTAATATCCAAATTATGGGGTTGCCAGAATTCCCTATCTGACTTAAAATTTTCTTGGACCAGGACTGTTGGCTCTAAGCCAGCATCAATCAACATTCTTAGTTGATTCTCTGCTACAGTTACTACGCTGAATCCGCTGTCTGCCTCAAAAAATGTGGTTAGAACCGCTACTTTCCTTTTTATGACGCACCTCTCATTTGCAAGAACCTTTCAACTTTGTTAATAACTACAGAATGGGATATTTCTGGGGGGGCAATCCAATTGAAACTGCTGCCCGTTGCTGATGTTTGCATTGCAAAAAACCATAATCTTTGCTGGGCATTGGCCTGTAAAATGGCCTCGCTAATTGTCCCTGCCCGATAAGTGGCAGTTACTTCATTACTAATTTGGCGTACCAGGGCCCGGATTGATTCTTTGGGATAGGTGATGCTATCTATATCCAGTAATCTTGGGATGTCATTATTTCTGCCTACATCGGAGTCATCCTCATTTGCCTTATCAGTTGCATCAATCAACCATTCATCAGCAGGCATTAAAATAAGATCATATAAATATAGGTCTGGTGCCCCAGCTTCAGCAGAAACTTGAATATCAATAGTGGTCTGGTCCCCCAGTTCTGTATTCTTTAGGCTGCCTGCCACAGGTAATAAAATCTGCCCGAAGTCTAGTACCTCAAAAGCAGTTGTTGTCTGAACTTGTTCCATGTCTGTTGTGAATGATATTCCCCCACTGCCAGATGTAATCTTTAGTTGAATATCAAGATTTGATGCTGCCCCGCCTGTTCTTTGCACACGTAAAAAAGCATGAAATATTCCATAAAAATCTTTGGCAATAACAGGATTAAGTGTAACAGTTGCCCGCGTTGCCATACTTTCTGCCCCAGCCCCTGGGGTATATGACATTCTTCTGCCACTAGGAGCCAGTACGTCATCTGCAAATGAAGTATTAGTTCCTGCTGTAATATCAATTTCAACAGGATTTTGTTCATCAGATAAGTTAATATATGACTGAAATTTGCTGCCCCTGCTGGTTGACCTGAGCCCTACAACAACTCTGTTTTCAAATAGGTCTGGGGCTGATCCGTCCCTTCCATCAGCATCAGACAAGTTATAAGCTTTTAACTGCATTAGGGCAGGAATGGACCCTCCAACTTGGTTAGAATCTATTTCAGTAAAAGGCAGAATAAGAGTTAATAAATCCGTATTTCCTTGCTGTGGTTCATTGAACGCGCCTGTTAATGAAGATAATCTTGCCCGCACCCAATAGCCAGTTACACTGTTAACTGCAACAGTGACCCAGTCTGAAGGTTGTTCCCAATGAACGGTACCATATCCTGGTTTTGAAAAACTGCCTAACCCATCATCTGTATTATCTTGAACTGTTAAGGGGTCCCATGCTCCGTTATAATACTCCCATGTGAATGCATATGATGTCACCGCGGCTGCTGGGTCAGTAATATAGAAACCCAGCCCAGAAAAAGGTCCAGTATTATCAATTGTGGTGTCTATCCCAAAATAGACTGCATCCCCTGTAGCAGCTACAGCTGGGGTCAACAAAAAGGCTGCTGTGACCGGAAACTGATTAGAGCCAAAGACGCCCCCATCATCTACAAAGATATGGGTCAGCTGTGCCTTATTTTGCCTATTGGTTACATACAACTTTTCTTCTGTAGTCCAACCAAAATCTTGAATTGACGCCAACCGATAGACTAAGCCCCCATCCCCTGATGCAGCCTGGGCACCTCCAATGTAATAATCCCCATCCCCGCTTTCTGTCATGGATGTAGGATCAAAACCGTTTTCATTAATGGTTTCTTCTTTAGTAAAGGTAAGTCCTCCATCAACGCTTCGATAAAGGTACATAGTGCCATTAGCCAAGATTGCCCAGATATGCCCATAACTATCTTCAAACATAGCATATCCTAATCCATCAAGATTAGAATACAGCTGCAACCAAGTTATTCCATCATCCGCTGACCGCCACAAATCCCCCACAATGGACAATGTATAAAAGTTGCCATTTGAGTCTGCTATCATTGGCTGGGCATCATCATAAAAATAACTGGTCCCTAGATTTTTCACCAGGGACCAAGTTTCACCCCTATCTGTTGATCTATAGAGTCGTTCCCATACCGCACTAACTACATAAGCAATGACAGTATCAGTAGTGGGGGAAATCATTAGGGCAGCAGCAGTCACAGCCCCCCCAAAATCACTGATCTTGGTCCAATTTGCTCCCTGGTCAGTTGACCTGTAAATATCATCCCCGTTATATATTGTCAATAGGTGACCGTTTGCAAATTGGACCAGTGGACCACCCCCCACCGCGGTAGATAGAACTGAGAAACTGCTTCCCTGATCAGTACTTCTTAGAATTCTAAACCCATTATCTTCATCACTTAACAGAATATTGCTATTAGAAATCTTTAGAATATCCCTAATTGAGACACTACCCCCATCTGTCACTGCTGCCCATGTGCTGCCCTTGTCTGTAGAAATATAACTATCCCCAGACCCTGCAAACAGATTGCTATGGGCAACTAGAATCCGGTCATTACCAATAGCCATAGCCCGATAAGCCCCGCTAGGGGCAGGCAAATCAGGAACAGCCCCCAAGCTATCATATACCGTCCAACCTTCAGAATAATCCCATTCCTGGCTATTGGTTGCTGTTACACTTTCTCCGGTACCAGGGGCAGAAGCCAGCCAATGACCATGCTCGATTATTACTGAAAAGTCAGCCATTGACGCCAGCTGTGACGCGCTGGCAAATGGCTGGGCATAAGGATTATTTAAGTCAGGTATTGAAAAGTTTTCAATCAGGGCATATCTTATCCCAGTCTCACAACTGGCCTGGCCTCTGATATAGACTGGGGTATCTTGCCAGTCAGCCAGCCGATAATTTCTACCCAATAACAACAGTTGTATCAGTCTTTCAATCTTGTCAATTGTTTCATCTTGCCCGCGTCCATCAACAACAAAATTGAAAGCGTCATTAATATTTTCATACTGGGCATATACTAAACTTTGACCAGCAGACATTGCGCTTTCCTGGTATATGCCCCCACCTTTTAAGGCTGCAACTTCAGGAGTCCAGCTGACCAGATGAAATCCTGTTGCCTCTTTGGGTAACAGATTGATAGTTGTGGTTCCATCACTGATTTCTAAAATAGCTGGCATGTTACACAATCCCTTGAATATAAGGGGTAAATAAATAGGTTCCTGGGCCTGGGCAGAACCAGATAGGAATAAAAACAAAACCAGAACCAACAGCAGTCTGGTTGTCTTTGCAGGCATTGTGAATCCTTTCTTGCATTATATTGCCTCTGCAACTGTGCGCCGAATTACATTCTGTAGCTGGGCTACATCCATGCCGTTATTAATGTTACCCACATTAACATTAATTTCAATTTCACCTGTTCGTTTACCTAGCAGACCTGAGGCAAAGCCTATCCCTTGCCGAAATCCTATGCCGGTCTGGGCTTCACTGGTAGTCCCCGCATCTTCACTGGCTGTGGCAGCCTCGCGCGCTGCTTCTGCCATTTTTTTGAATGCCTCTGTCGCATCATCAACCAGATCAATTAGTTTCTTAATCGGTTCATGGGCATCTTGAAAATTTGTCATTTCTTCAATGGCTTTTTTGGCTGCTGCTGCAACAGCATTCAAACTTGCTACAATCTGTTGCAGCAATGCAATAGTTTGAACCAGGATAGTATTAACATTTGTAAAACCAGTAACCATAGCTGCTGTGGTGGTATTTGATGCCTGCAAGATGCCTGGCAACCAGACTGTCATAATGGCTGTTAATTGTTCAATAACCATACCTAGCCAGGTATAGACTTGATTAATGGTCAGTAGAAATTGTTCAAGGAAAACAGCCATGCTTTCTGGCAATGTTGTGCCAAAAGAAAGACTGATACTTTCCAGACTGGTCATCACTGTTTCAAGCTGGGTTGCAGTTGCAGACATGTCTGGCAGCTGGGTTGTTTCCTCGCCCCCACCAAACAGGCCACTAAAGATGTTACCCAGGGTTTCCGGTATGTTGCCGGCCAGGGACAAGATACCGTCAATCAGACCCTGAATAATGTCAAGTCCAAAGCCAAAGAACAAACTGCTGGGCGATGCAATGCCCAGAAATTCTTTGAATGAATTGATTGCCCCGTTAATGGTTTCAATCAGGAAACTTTCAAGGTTCTGTTGGGCCTCTTGTATTCCCTGGGTAATTCCATCAATGATATTTTGACCAATGACCTTGGCAATGATTAAGGCATTCTGGCCAATGCCTTTCAAGACATTCCCTAATTCAGCAAAGGTTGCTGGCTCTAATTCAATCCCTAACTTTTCTAAGATGCCTGCCAGAATACCTGCTACAATCTGCCCACCTATAACAATTAGTAGTCCCGCCACAGCTGCCACAGCAGCCCCTATACCCAGAACGATCTTGCCCAGAACAGCCCTAAATTGTTCCTGGTTCTCTGCAATGAATGCTATACCATCAACCAGGGCTGCCCCGATAGCAACCCCCAGTTGGGTCAATTGTTCCCCACCAGGCCCAGTCGCCCAGGCTGCTATACCAGCCAGGACCCCGGCCAGGGCAGGGCCAATGTTATCAATAGCCGTATTGACCCAGTCCCAGAACCTTTCAGCCCAGACAGACAAGGTTGCCTGTATTTCTGGCCAGCTACTGACCAGCCATTCTGTTATGGCAACCGTGATATTGCCCAAAATAGTGGGCAAATTGGCTATAATCTCATTAACACTGGTTCTGAAACCTTCAGCATTCAAGGCACTGCCAAACAATTCAGATAAGCCACCCCCTTCGGTCAATACAGAAATGAATCTGTCAAGGGCAGGCAATATCTGATTGTCCAAGGCATCAAGAATGGGCCCAGAAAATTTTTCAAGAAATTCAATACCGAAACCAATAAGCCTGTTTACAAAGGGTAGGAATCGAGTCCCTATTTCATCCCCAAAAGCCCGAAAAGTATTTTTAAGTAATTGGACTTGGGACTCAGTTGTGCCATATCTTAAATCTGCCTCTTTTTGCAAGGCTGTATTTTCCTCAAAAGCCTTATTGGATAGGTCAATAGATTCCCCTAAAAGGTCCCCAGCATTGGCCAGGGACAAAAAGCCCCTAACCAGCCGTTGATCAGCCAAGCCCAGGTCATCAAGAACATTGGCTGCATTGTCCCCTTCCCTGCCTAATCCTTCAACAAACAGCTGGAAAGCCTGACTTGCATCCTCTGACCACAACTCTTTAAAGTCATCAGCAGAAACCCCAGCAACCTGGGCAAACTTGGTTAGCTGCCCCGCGTCAACTGGAGTCCCCTGGGTTGCCCTTAGTTGGGCAGTTTCCTGTTCTAATTCCCTAAGGGCCATGGCAGTGTCAAAGGCTTTCTGTCGAGTCTTGTCTCCCAACTGTCGCCCAAATTGTTCTGCTGACCCACCAGCCTGAATAAAAGCATCATACTGTCCCAGAATTTCAGCTTGCAGCCCCGGGGCTGTTGCTTCTAGCCTAGCTGACTCAGCATTCAATTTGGACATCTTTTCAACATTGCCTTCAATGGCCTCAGTGTTGTCAACAAATCCTGTAGCAGCCCCGTTGACCGCATTATTCATATTGATTAAAACTTTTTGGATCGCGGTACCACCAGCTTCGGCTTCAACACCAACAGACGACATAGCCGCACCAATGCCTAATACATCAGCCTGGGTCAGCCCTGCAATATTACCAGCCCCAGCAATTCTTTCTGCAAAGGCTGTAATGTCCCTTTCGGTTGTAGCAAAATTGTTGCCCAGGGCCACAATAGCTGATCCTACCTGCTGGGTATTCTGGCCTGCATCTTCACCTGCAACCTGGTAAATATTCTGAAATCTGGCAATGGCTGTGGCAGCCTCTTCTGTGGTCAGATTTGTAGCAACCCCCAATGCCCCAATAGTTTCTGTAAAGTCAATTAAGGATTCTTTGCCTATCCCCAGCTGTCCCCCCAATTCCCCGATAGCCGCTAATTCCTCAAAGGCAAGAGGCACCTCTTTGGAAAGATTGACAAATTCATCCCTTAATTCTTGACCAGTCTGATTCAGTTTTCCTGTCGAGTCCGTTAATCCGTCTGTTGTTTTTAGGACCCCAGCAAAGGCAGATTCAAAACTAACTGCTGTATTAATGGACGCGGCCAGACCACCACCCAAAGCCGCAACACCAGCCCCAGCTGCTGCAACACCAGCCAGGGCAACCCCACCAGCAACAGTCCCCAGCTTGGAAAGGGTCCCACCAGACTTGGTAAATTGACCCTGGGCTTTGCCTGCCGCGCCCCCAGTACTTTGGATTTTATCATCCATTTGCTCCAGGCCACGTATAAATCCACCCAGGCCCTTAATCTGGGCATCAACTCCAATGGGTGTAAAATTAGGCATTATTTAACCTTTTTTCTTGGGGGGTTTGATTGATGCATCTTTAGAATGTTTATCAACTAAAGTATGGGCCCTATGCCAGGCAATTAAGGCTGTCTTGAATCTGTTAGAACTATACCAGACCCCCTGGGGGTTGCCCCCATCAATCAAGTATAATTCTTGCAGTCCTGCCCCAGCTGCAATGGCTGCTTCCCAGATATGGAATCTCAGGTTTGCTGTTATCCCTGGTGATGGAAAAGCCTTTTTATTTTTAATTGATGCATCGCCAATTGGGATTCCGTGTCTACTGACCCCGAAAGGAATCAGCCGCGCGTTGCAATTCCTCCTGTGTCAATCTGGACATCAGGCCCAATTGGGTGACATCATCCATTGTCAGAAAAGCATATCTAACGAACACAAATTCAACTTCTGTGTCATCATTCCAGTCAACCCAGGACAAGTCCATGTGCCCGCGCTTTTCATAGAATTTCAATTTCTTAAGCCAGTCATCTGTTTGGGGTAATCCATCCAACAGATTGACCCCAAACAAAGACATAGCTTCAATGGCAGCAATGCCACGCTGTCTTTTGGCCTTTTCAATTGCATCAAGATAATGTGGGTCTGATGGGTTTTCAAACTCTGTCCCTTCAGCCTCGTTGGTGACAATAGGGACTGGGGGCATGTCAATTCTGCTTTCAGCTTCATCAAGGACCCCAATGGGGACAGGAATCAGTTCAGCCCGAACCCCCCACCTTTCAACAACAATGTTGCCGTTTTCTGATATTTCATGAGCCATGTCAACAGCTGCTGGCTTGCCAGAACGTTTTGCCAAGTTATACACCTTTCCTTCATCTTTTAATAAGCCTTAGATAGGCTACACAAGGATTAAAATTGATATAGGTATGGCTAAGGACCTAATTTGCCCAGAATCGCCTTAGAATCGATCCTGTGACTTATTAGTCTTGCCCGATGATAGCAATTCCATCTGTTGCATCATCTGCCAGGCCTACAGCAGCAATGAAATTGACATCATTGGGGCATAAAGCAATAGCGTTGTAGTCGTCAGCAGCTGGTATGGTCGCGGTCCCCTCAGGGGTGTTGACAAAACTGTATCCCCCATCATAAGACCGATAGATTCTACCGTTGCCACTGACCACCACAGAAACAGCCATAACTGAATCATTAGCCATTGCAATATCGCTAATGTCTGTGGGGGTAACAGGCAAAGTCTTTTGAGTCCAAGTTTCCCCCTGATCAAGAGTGTAATATAGGGCTGTGGCAGTTGATACCCACCATTCCTTTTCATTCTTGACCCAGACAGCTGTAAGATTGTTACCTGATGGACTGGTGCTGGCTGCTGACCAGCTGGCCCCATCTTCAGTGAACACTACCGCACCAGACTCGCCAACTGCAACCGCAAATTCATCACTAATGGCATGAACCTTGGTTAGATTCTGGGCTGTGGCAGCCCCAGCGTCAAGGACAGTCAGCCCCGCTGTAACATCACTGGTGCCGTAAATATAGCCCCCGTCACCCACTACAAAGACATAGTTGCCAACTGCCCATGCATCCTTGGGACTGCCAGCTGCAACAATTCCTGTGGTGATTCCAGTCCAGCCGCCAGCCGTGCCAGCCAGAACCGTTGCTTTCAGCTTGTAATTCAGCTGGTCATCAGAATGGCTGACTACAACAACATAGTCACCTAAACAAAAAACAGCATCCCCTGTGCTACTGGCCCCCAGGGTATCAACGTCATCAGCCGCAAAGGTAACCCCCTTGGTTTTGGACCAGACCAGGTCTGGGGCTGTGCCGGGACTGCCCCCAGTTGACCCTGCAACCGCAAAGATGTTGTCACAGCCGGTGTCTTCATCATCGCAATCCCCACAGCTGACGTTGGAACAGATGACAACATCTTGCATGGGGTTGACAATAACGTCAGCCGCGCGCTGGGCATAGCTGATAGGCAAGATTTCAAAAAGGTCCCTGCCTGACACATCAGCCGACTCGTCAACCTTGGCGTTTTCATCACTGGCCAGGGCCCCTAAATCCTCAGCAGACCAATTAGTCAACTTTCCTTTTTCAATAACAATAGCCTTGGTAAATTGGTTGAACAGCCTGGGGTTTGTGCATCGCCCGAAATGGACATGAACATCAACATCACATCTTCGTTTTGCGATGTCTAGCAGAATACTGGCAAGATCACTAGCATATCTGCCAGTCAAGGTCAAGGTGGGTCTTTCAACTGCCCCTTGAATTTCTGCTTTTTCAATAAAAGCCCCATGCTGGTCTGGGTCTGGGCATTCAACCCTTTCCACGTCCCCAAAATTGTATTCTGGGGCACCAGCTTTCAGACAGCTTTGAAAGCTTGGTTCATGGTCTGGTCTGGCGCGCCCATCAATGAGAAACACCCTTGAATATGCACTTACTGCCGGTACAAAATCAGCCATTTTTCACGCTCCTATATCTTGATATAATCTCGCGCGTAATTGGACGCGCCGCTTCTGAAACATTGTGAATAGCAGCAACTTTCTTTACAGCTACTGTTACCCCATTTTGTTGGGCCTGAATATCTGCCCAAGTAAAAAGTCCTCTGTCAATTAGTTCATTATGAATATCCCTTTCAAATTCAGGCCCTGGGCCCAGATCAGACAAATCAGGCAACTGCAAAGGCAATCCCCAGTCTGGGTCATCTGTTGGAAACTTAACCAGACTGGCCTGCTTTTTTCCATTTTCACCAATCCAAGTCTTAATCATTGACTATACCACTATATACCACTATGTACCACATTGACTATACCACTGCCACTTTTGCTTTTATGGGGGCAAGTTTCTTGACCTTGTTCCATGCCATAACTTCACCGCGCCTGGTTCCAAAAGGATTGCCCAAAAGGTCGTCATCAATAGTAAATCCTATTTCACCCCCAAACTGGGCAAGGTCAGTTCTAAGATGTTGGGCCAGGGCTGTGACATTCTGGCAACTGCAAAAAGGTCTTTCGATTCTGGCAACTGCCAGATAAGCAATGATTTGTTTCCACCAATTACTTAAAGGGTCACAGATCAGGCCCTGTCTTTTTTGATTGTCCCAGAAACCTGCCTGGTAATAAATTTTGACAAAGTCTGGGTCCCTGCAAACAGTCCAGCTGCTACTTGACCAGGTTGCATTGCTTTCACTATAGGTTGCTGGTTCTGGCACCACAATACCATTTCTGCTGTCCCTGATGTGCAAACATCCATCCTGGGTTGTCAAGGTGCAAGCTGTGCAACCAGACCCACCACAACCGCAAAGGGCTGCTGTGTAGGCCAAATGTCTATTTTCCGGTTCCCAGTAAAAGGTTGCAGTTGTAGCAGTAGTGTCATTGTATTCCCTATAGACATCAACTGTAGTGACTATGTTGCTGGCAACTGTCCAGTCAATAGCTGCAAACCCATCTAAAGTTGTTAGTGCTTCCCATAGGTCTGGGTCAATCAGCTGCCAGGCCCAAAAGGTTGCCGTAAAATTGCCCCCACTAATAGCTTTGGCCTTGGGGTTTCTTATTTCCCAGTAGGGGTCACCGCTGTGCCCTGCAAAATAAACTTTGACCTGGCATTCATCAGTCAAGGTTGTGGCAATTGTTACGGTTGCGGTTTCATTATACCCATCCCCATCTTCATCAGACAGGACCACATTAGGAGTCCCTATGCTGGTCACTGCCCTCTGACCTGGGGCAACAATATAGCCAAAATTGGCATTAACTGACTTATGGTACCCTCTGACATCATAACCCCCATAGGTGATAACATCAGGCCTGTAATGTCTGGGATATGGGTGGTTTTCCTGGGCAATCCATCTAGGGGCAGGATAATACCCAACAACCCTGGCAATGTCCCTTTCAGCATTGGCAATCTCAACAGACAGATCATATCTACTGACTCTATCAGCTGATTGCCAACTATACTTTGGCCAAAGGTCATTACAGGCATTGTTGCCAATGGGCATGATGTTAGCTGACGCGCTGCCCCAGAAATGGGCAGGGTTGATGCCCATAATTTTGGCAAAGTCGTCTAGGCTTAGTAAAGTTGGGATTATCCCATCAGTAGCAAAGGTGCCAATGGCACCTCCACCCCCAATGGGGGTCATAGTTCCACTACCGCTGCTAGGCATCAGCTTACAACCTCTGTGTCTGGATTGTCATCGTCTGAATAGCTGCCATACTGTTTCCAGAAATAGTAAGTACCAGAATCAAGCCAGGGTTTGTTATTATTAATATCCCTAGCAATTCCCAGGTTATCTGTAGTTCCATTCCAGATAATGTTATTGCCTGCCAGGTCTGTTGTAATCCAAACCTCTACCCCTTCAATTGGGTTAGTAGTCACAGAATCTGTTACTGTATAAGTAAACTCGATTGCTCCGGGATTCCGTTGCTGAACTACATATTCAAGATTTTGTTGGATTGCCCCAGCCCCATCAACCTTGACTGCAACAGGCCCAACTGTGTCAGCTTCAGCTGCTGTTGCCAGATAAGTATACCAGCCATTTCCTATTTCTGTATCAGTTCCCCCAGCAGCCCCAAAAGCCCCACCATTCTTAGAAACTTCAATGGTTAGATTTCCATCCCCAATACCTGCAACCTCTGTGCCAGTATTATCAATCATGACAAAAGCTATTCTGTTTTGCTGATTCCTAATCCAATAATTCTGAACTGTCATGTCAGCAATATAATTCCATTGGCCCCAAATTGGTGGGTATAGTTGCCCCCATTGGTTACTGTGGTTCCCAATTCAAAATAGCATATCATCAGGTCAGCTGTGGGGGCTGCAATAGTGTCATCATAGATTCCTCCATAGTCTGGTGTTGCGTCAGCTGGGGTTGTTAATAGCAAACTACTCCATGTTACATTATCTGCATCAAAGACTCCTCTATCATTAGCGTTATCTTGAGTAACATCTTGATTTGCTAGAGTCTCACCACCAGCCGTGTAATTTACTGCCCCGTCACTAACTTCGTTCCCAGAAAAATCACCCCATGCTGTATCAGTATCAATATCAGGGACAGTAGTATGCCACATAGCGTCTTTAAGAGTATCCCCACCTGAAGCAAGATTAAAGGCCCCTTCCATAACTTCTTCTTTGAAATTGTTAAAAATGAATCCGTCACCTTCAGCCATAATTCACCGTTCCTTTTTTTCTTTTTTCTGTCTAATAATCTCTGAAATGACATCAATCTGGAATTCTAGATTACTACTAATGTAATTTGCACTCTTTGGAGTCATGTTCAGCATTGCAGGATTATCTAACAGCCTAATAATTAACCTGCCCTTTTTAATTCTTTCCTCAAGATCATTAATTGACTTTGATTTAAGAAATGTTAACTGGTCATCAGTAAAGACTCGCTTTTTGTGGGGTCTTTGGTTAGTGCTAATATAAGCTGTTGACCTTAGAGTCAATGTTTTCAAACCAACAACCTGATCTTTAGGTTTGGTCATTGCTTATTCATCCCCTTGAACATTCCCTTAAAAAGAGCTTCCAATAGAGCCCCAGCCGTAACAACATTAATTGACTCCATATTACCAGCTAATGTCAATTCATTCAAGGCAACAGATATAGCTCCTGGGACAACTGTCAATGATTCAACGGAACCAGCCAGAGTCAAAGTTGCTAACAGAATAAGAGTCTCAATGTCGATATTAATTGTCTCAGTACTACCAGCCAAGGTCAATTCATTTAAGGTGACTGCAACAGCCCCAGGAACAACTGTCATGGCAGGGACAGAACCAACCAAGGTTAAGGTGTTCAATAAGACTTCAACTGAAGTCAAAATGGTTACAGCAGGGGCAGAACCAGCCAGAGTCAGTTCATTTAACGAAACTATGACAGCCCCAGGAACTATAGTTATAGTAGGAATAGAACCCGCTAAGGTCAGTTCATTTAGGGCAATAATTGCTGCCCCAGGAACTATAGTTATAGTAGAGACACTACTAGCCAGGGTTAACTCACTTAGCAGAATCACAACAGCCCCTGGGACTATAGTTATAGCAGGGACACTACTAGCTAGGGTCAATTCGTTGAGGGTGATTGCAATGGTCCCAGGGACAACTGTCATACCTGGGACTGACCCTGCCAGGGTTAATTCGTTAAGGCTGATTGCTACTGCCCCAGCACCTATTGTTAATGTTTCCGCTGAGCTAGTCAGAGTCAAAGTTGATAACGTGACTGTTACGTCCCCTGCCGTGACCGCCTTGCCCACCGGGAACAACCGCGCCACCGGCTCGTATAGCTCCCAGCGGGTGTCAGGGGCGTAGAGGGAATGGACCTCGGCGGCAGATAGGGCGCGGTTGTAAAATCGATGATCTGACATCTGGCCTGAAAAATATTCTTCACCACTGTTAAATACTTCATGCTGTGCCCATCCGAGCCGCCATGGTTTACTGGTGTCTTCTGGAGCTTCACCGCTACCCGCTTGTATTGATCCGCCGGTATCCTCTACCCCATCCCAGAATAAGCGCCATTTGTCGGTTGCGTTATACGTTACAGTCAGATGCGACCATTGATTTGCTGAAGGTGATTGCCAGTCATAGGCGTAGGTAATAGTGCCACCATTTCCCCGGTTGTGTAATACGACAATTGTGCTGGCATTCAAGTAAATTTCTATGTCATCTGAGTTTCCCTCACCTCTGACCCAAATCGGTCTATAATTTATTACTGACTCTGGCCGTATCCAGCCGGCCAGAGTATAAGCGGATGTAAAATCCAATATCTGATTATTAGATATTTCAACATAATCACCAGTGCCGTCTAAATCGAGCACATTACCCTGTTCAGGGTAAATGGCCCAGGTAGCATCGTCGTTCAGCGTTCCGTGATTACGATAATCCGAAAAATCCCGCAATACTGAGCCATAGCTGCCCAGCGTCGGCCACCAGGCCACCAGCCCTCGCGCCTGCGGAGAGCCTCTGTTTAGCCTAAATTGCGTGTTGGGCGGGTGACGGAAGGGCCACCCGCCGCGGCGAATAATGCTCATTGAACCTCAGTAATAATTGGTGTCACGGTCAAAATCTGATCAGTTCCGGTTGCCGTTAGTGCCTGTCCTGACTGATTACTAACAACTGGCACCCCATAACGTGCTGGCAAGAAATACAACCAGCTTTGAATCTGTGGGTCTGTATCATTGGTGCAAACCAATGACCCAACATAATTCAATCGCTTCATATCATTTTCATCATTGTAGGCTGCATCTGATCCGCTGACTTCACCATCATAGTCAGTACCGTCCGCAGAACTTGCCCAGTACACGTCAACCACTTCGCCTGCTGTTGGGGCAGCATTGAAATCAAGTTCTAATTGAATTCGCACCAGACCGCTATAGGTTGCCCCAAAATCATGTTCATCCCCAGCCCGTCCATTACCATCAGCCAGACTGGTCAGAGTCAATGTTTCATCACCGCCAGCACTGGTCCATGTAACAGTGGTGCCTTGTTTGTAAAGAATTTCATTAGCCATTATGGAACATCCCTATTAAATCCCCAATAAGCCAAAAGGTTTGCATAATAATTTTGTACTTGACTGACTCGGCTGCTATATAGAATGTCAATTGCATCTCGATTCTGAGCCAGTGATAACCCCGGATTAGTATTAAACTTTTCTGAATGTTCTACCAATTCACCATTATCAAGTTGCGTCTGCTCCCCAGCGTCAATGAATGGAACACTACTGGTTGTGTCCCCCAGCATTTGAACCAAAGCGACTCGATAGTTTACTCCAACAGCATTGGCTTGATCCGGTATTGGAATATGCATTACTACCGTGTAAGAATTTCCGTACCTGTCACCGGATAAAATGTGATAATCACTCATTGTTTCATCCTTACAGTCGTGCTAATACCACCCCATCAATTACAATTGCCCCAGCTGATACAGCAAGGGGCAAACAAACCAGGACTGCTGTTGTAGGGAAAAAGTAATAAAGAATGACCAAGCCCAGGGACAACCAGACCGAATTACACCATAAGCATTTCAGGACAGCTGCAAATTCATTGCTGGCATAAGAGTCACCAGTCTGGGCCTGATATTGGACCCCAGCCCACAACCGGAATCTAAGAAAGACCTTGTAGGGCCCATCCTCGTGGGTTACCAGACTGGATATGCGCCAGACAGCTAAGATCAGAACCAGGAAAGGCACAAGATTCATTCTGTCTGCGCCCCCTGTTCCTGGGCCCATTCAAGAATTGTTTGGGCTTTTGTCTGGCCAATGCCTTTAACTGTCACTAAGCCAGCAATGCCCAGTTGGTATATATCCTGGGTTGTCTTAACGCCCTTTTCTTCAAGCTGGGCAACAATTTCTGGGGTTACCCCAGGCAATTGGGTCAAGTCAATTTCTGCCTGTTCTGGTGGGGCAAATCTTTCCTGGGTCTGAGCCATAATTCTTTCTTTTAGGGCTGCTATGTCCCCGCTGAGTAGGGTCTGGCTCTTCGGTTCTGGCCTGGGTGGGGGCTTAACTACAGTTTCAACAGCCCGATTTTCCCTAACTAGCTTATATCGGCTGTCAACCTGTGTGCCTTGCCTGGTTTCCATAAAAACATCATCTTTATGCATATAGAAAATGTCACCACATTTCCTTGACCCATAAAATCTCTTCTGGTTCGTTCTGGGGTCAACAGTCTTGCCGTATACAGGATGACTGGCAGAATTGATCCTGCCCATGGGGTCCCTAAGATACTCAATCAGTACAAAGTCATCAACCTGCTGTGTTGTTGCTGTTTGAGCATTCACTTGTTCAACATTTTGGGGAACTGATACGCGCCTATTACCCCCACAACCACTGCAACCCATATTTTCACCATCACCTTTCTGTATGATATATTTTATCAAATTCTCATGTTGTTGTAAACCAATGTTTACTCTGTTCCCAGTGTAAGAACGGACAGTCACCAGGGGCTGTGCTATTCTGGTATAACAATGACCAGCCTTGACCATGCGCCAGGCATAGTCACCATCTTCCCAACTGGACATCTTTTCATCATAACCCCCTATAGCCTGGTGCCAGGCTGTTGGCACCAGACAGGTCACCAAACACCACAAATAGGGCACCTTGCCCAGTTCTGGTTGTTTAATGGCCCTTTCGCAATCAAAGTCATATGCTGCAAATTCTGCTATAGCAACCTTTTTCTTTGGGTCATAATTCCTGATCTTTCTTACCTTTTTTTCTTTTTCAACCGTTGTCCTTTCTACACCAGTTATAATCTTGGTGTAATCAGTGTAGATTATGCCCTGGGTATCATTCCATGCCCTAAGCATTTCTGACATACAATCTGGTTCCAAGTAGTCATCAGCATCAAGAAACAGCAGGAAAGGTGCCCTGGCACCAGCAGCCCCAATATTTCTGGCCTTGCCAGGGCCCTGGTTGCCTCTTTCTGTCTGGTGCCACTTAACGTAGGAATATGCTTTGCAGTATCTTTCTTTTAACTTTTTCTTTGGGGTGTCATCAATTACAATAGCTTCCCATTTTCTATAGGTCTGGGCTTCCAGGCTGTCAAGGGCATCAACCAAGTACTTTTCATGACCTGGGCCCACTGGGATAATTACTGAAATTACTGGTTCATCATATTGCCTAACTGGGTGACTTAGGTTATTGGCTGGGGGAACTACTGACATAAATGGATGCTGCTGATCTTTTGTGAATGGATGCCATTGAGTCCAGTCAATCCGCTTTTTGTCTTTTCTACCAGACCAACCTGACAGCCAGGAATAATTGAATAATGGTTCTGGGGTAATTTCTTCTGCCCTAAAGCCATAAGCCATCTGCCTAAGCCAGAATTCACCATCTTCATACCCTGCCCCATCAGGGGCATATCTTTGCCGATACCCCCCTAACCTTTCCCAGGCCTTGTAGCGAAAGACACAGCATGTAGGGACCTGGTTCCGTCGATTCATCTGTTTGCTGGCATCAGCTTGACCGGGCCATCTGCCCACCTTTTGGGTCCCATCTGGTTCATGAGTCATCATACCAGTATAGGCAATCCCCAGGCCTGGGTTATTCCTAAGGGCTGTTACACAGATTCTTAAGTAGTCCTTTTCCAGCCAGTCATCAGCATCAAGACAGCAGATCAAGTCATTGCCTGCCCTGGCTATACCATTATTTCTGGCATTGGCGACTCCCTGATTTTTCTGTCTCATTACAATGACCTGGGGATTGATGCCGGTATAACCAGTCAAGTCCCTTTCTAGCTGATCAAGATATTTCTTAGTATCAGGATTTGTTGAACCATCATCAACAATAACCAACCTGTCTGGGGGCAAAGTCTGGTCAATTACAGAATAGATTGCCCTTTGAATATCTTTGGGGTCTTTGTTGTAGACAGGAATGATAACCCCTACTGTATGGGTTTCTGATCTATTGGCTTTTCCAAAGACCTTGGCTAATTTTTCAACAGCTGAGTCCCATGTCCACAGGGCTGCTAATTCTCTGCCGGCAGCCCCCCACTCCTGTTGATTCTTCAAGCAAAGGTGCAACCCTCCTACCAGGTCATCAAAATCCCCTGGTCTGGCCAGATAACCATTGACCCCATGCTGAATCAGGTCAAGGTTGCCACCCTGAGCCCAACCCAGAACTGGTACTTGACTGGCCATGGCTTCAAGGACCCCTACTCCAAAAGTTTCTTTAGTGGTAGACAGGTATACCCCAGCCCCCTGAACCAGGGGTTTCATTTCCCCAAAGGGCAGCCTGCCTGTTACCTTGACATTAGGTGGGGGATTATTGGCAAACGTAGAAAGAAAAAGATGCCTGGGGAATCTTTCTGCCAGGTCAACAACTATACTGGAATCACAGACATCCTTTTTATCCCTGTTCTTGTTCCATAGGATATACTTACCCTGAGGCGATTGGGGAGTCCAGTCATCAATGTCTATCCCATGGGGGACAATATGGGGACTGACTCTGACATCCCTTTGAATTGATTCTGCAACCCAGGCTGATGGGACTGTAATCTCTTTAGCTGTCCTGATGCTTTCAACAATCCTGGCATTGGTGCGGAACTCATTCCTGCTGGCTGGGTAATCAGCTGTCCAGTATAGGCCATGTAGAATGGCCACATCAGCCCGAACAGGACTTGCCCCAGCATGAACAGCCGTGATGTCATATCCCTGGTCTTGCCCTACAAATTCAATACCATACTTTTTGGCATATTTGTGATAATGTAACAAGACCTGGTTGACCCCACTATTAAGGCTGTTCTTTTGAGATTCCAAGGTAGGTAGCATCAAGACGCGCATGGGTATTATTCCTCTGTTATAAATTTTCCATCTTTGTCATACCAGCTGGTTGCATGGTCTGTCCCAGCATATTCTACCAGCTTTGAGTCCATCTTTTTTGCAACCAAAAGACAGCTATCAATTTCATCTGCTGACTCTGGGTGGGTCTTTCTAAGGTCCCTTAACATCTGACAAATGGTTCTATTAGGGCTGTGGGCTGTGAGAACAGATTCTAGCTTGCCACTGGCAATGGCCCTGTCTAATTCTGTGTCCAACTGAGCAAACCCGCACTTCTGACATATCTTGCCTGAGGCAATAGACACAAGAACATGTTCTGAGCCATAACCTTTTACAAATTCACCACCAGGATTGACCACAACCTTCTTGGTATATGGTTGCCATATATGCTGGCAACCCTGGGTTTCCTGCTTTGCTTCAAGCTGGCTTAGTAATTCAAAGGTATGACCTGCAATCTTAATCTTTTTCATCATTTATACCCTATTTCTATATGTTCCTTATTTTTCCTTGCAACTAAAAAGGCCCTTGGCATCAGCCAAGGGCCTGTTCAATCAGATCACAGACTTTGTGTATATCCACCTGTCTAAGGTGGGGGGCAATGGGTAGACTAAGAATTGTCTTTGACAGCCAATCTACTTCAGGCAAGTGGTACTGGTACCCCAAAGCCCTATGTGGTGGGATAGGATAGTGAACCATAGTTTCAATACCTTGACCCACTAACCAGCGTTTTAACGAGTCCCTGGTATATTCACTTTTTAGGATAATAGTATACTGGTGCCAGACTGAGTCTGGGCCCCCTGTTGGCAATTCTATCCCTGCAACGTTTTGTAATCGGTCTGTGTATAGCTGGGCAAACTCTTTTCTTTGCTGGTTCCAGCTGTTCAAATAGGGCAACTTGACTCGCAGAAAGGCTGCCTGTAAAGGGTCCATCCTGCTGTTAATTGCCCCGTTGGTGCCATGGTTCCTTAGTGCTACCAGATGGGCAGCCAATTCGGTATCATCTGTGGTAATTGCCCCAGCGTCACCATATGCCCCCAGATTCTTTGTTGGGTAGAATGACCAAGCACATGTACCCTTAACCTTCAGGCCATGGCATTGCGCGCAATCTTGCAGGATATAATCTTTTTCCTGGTCAAGGTTCCGCATGACTGGTGCCCTGTGCCCATATAAATGAACCACTATTTCTGGTATGTTATCAAGGGCAGACAATTCTGTTGGTATAGGCATTGCCCCTACTGCCTCAACTGCTGACCAGGTTGACGACGCTGTCCAGCCTGGCACCTTAATTGCTGAATGGGATATGCCCCAGGCCCTTAGAACCAGCTGCAAAGCATCAAGACCAGACCCGCAACTGATGCAATATTTTGCCTCGTTGTAGTCAGCCCATTCTTTTTCAAAGGCAACAACTTCATTGCCCCGCACATAGGTGCCAGATGACATAACCCTATCATAAGCAGAATCAAGCCTTTTTCTTAGTTGTGGTTGTGGTGTTAGGTCATTAAATTTAAGCATTGAAAAAGTCCAGTACATCAAAATAAGATGTTTTAATTGTTCTGGCAGGGTTGCCGGCAACCGCTGTTCTACTGGGCACATCTTTCAAGACTACAGCCCCCATTCCAACTATTGACCCTGCTCCAATAACCAGCCCTGGTCCTATCCTTGCCCCCATTCCGATTACTGCCCCTTTTTGTATTCTGGTACCGCCCCGAAAGGCCCCACCAGTCTGAGGATATAGATCATTTGCAATATATACCCCAGGACCTAACCAGACATTTTCTGAAAGGATGGTGCCAGCCGGAATGAAACAACCCCCATGGATTCTGACCCCATCCTTAATAATGACCTTGTCCTCTATCATGCAATTCTGCCCAATGTGGACATTATTGCCAATAACGGTATTCTCTCGAACCGTGGTTCTATGCCAGATGACAACATTTTCCCCGTATTGCACAGATGAATGTATTAGGGTCCATTCCCCAGCTGTTAGAGTCATCCTTTACCCAGTCTTGAGTGTTTGTAATGTGATTGCCCCAGAATAACCCTGCTTTCCATTTTGCTGGAATGGTATATTGCATGGCATATTTCAAGGGCTTTAGCAGCTTGCCAGATAGGGACTGGTGGGGGCTGTGCCAGATCAATGTCATCATACATGGCCTGGTGCCCATATCCATAAACGTCTGGGGGGTTTTCTTTCTTATCCCCCCAGTTCTGATCCGGTTCCCAAAAGTCAATTTGGTTACAGGCAAAGCCCCCTATTTTGACTGTCCCATTTTCACCTATTAGGGTAATTGCCCCTTCAAGGTCCCTGGTCGCCAGGGTTGTTGCCTGCAATGTCCCTATGCAACCAGAATCAAATCCTAAGGTTGCAACGATTCCTGTTTCAACTTCAGTATAATTAGAATAGGTAGCAGTTGCTGACACTGTCCTGATGTCCCCCAACAACCACCACAATAGGTCAATGTGATGAATGGCCTGGTTTGCCAGGACCCCACCAGCATCAAGCCACTGGCCATGCCAATCAGCATAGTATGCTGGGGTCCTTGACCATAAAACACTACAATGGACCAACCTGATCTTGCCTAACTTGTATATGTTGTCCCTGATTGTCTGGACTGCCACGTTATAACGGTTTTGTTTAACTTCACAAATCCAAGAGCCATATACTTTGGCATTATGTTCCAAGATGCCTATTTCACGTAGGCTTAGCACCAGGGGCTTTTCAACCAGCATAGGGATTCCCAATGGCATCAAATTATTAATGCTATAGAAATGGTTGCCGGTTGCTATTCCCAGGGTGATAAGATCACCCTTGCATTTCTGAGCAAAGTCACTAATCTTGGGCCTGTCTTGTCTTTTGGTTGTATCAGCAACCAGATGGGGCACATCAAATCTTGATCCATAGTCACGAGCCCTGGGCCCATAGTAATCAACAACCCCCACCAGTTTGGCCTTTTCGCTTTGGCCAGATAAAATCTGGCAGTGTCTTTTTCCTATCCTGCCACAACCAACTAAAAGAACATTAATCATTTATCTCTCTTTTTCTTTAGGTGCCCATACAGATTAAGGTAATTTTTCCAATGCCTGGGCAGCCTAGTGATTTCAAAATCCATTTTCCAGCGTACATATTCAAAAGATAGCTGATCCCTGCTGCTGGTATCATCTTTGCATAGTTCTGCCCACCATGCCTGTTCAAATTCCTGCAAAGCTGGGGTGTTGCGCCTCACAACAACAATTAGGGCTGACAAGTCCTGGGCATAAGGGCTATCAAAAAATCCTTCCCCCTGGTATCTTTCCATCTGTTTTTCAATTCGGTCTGGGTCATCTTTGCCCATTCTGGATAGGACTCGCGCTTCCTGGGCAACTTTTCGTCTGGGGTGAGCAACACAGGCAAGATCAATCCCTGGGGGCAAATATTTAATTAATTCCTCAGGGTGTATCTTTAAGGTTGCATTGGCACCATGCATGATAGTGTATTCTGTCCCTTCAACCTGGGCTACTAGATGGGACTGGCTAAAATAATATCTTGATGCCTTAACATCATCCTGGTGGGGTGGGTCAACCTGTCTAATAGCCCATCCATCTGCCCGAACATCATCTTGATCAGTATACAAGATAGCATTGTACTTGGTAGGATGTAAGATGTCATAAGGGCCAAACAAGGCAGAATACACAACCATTAAAATGTAACCCTTTCATACGCTACAATGGACCCAGCCCCACCTAACCAGGCCCAGGGAGTTCCTTTCCTTAGTACAAAGTATTCATCAACAGCCCTTTTGACCCCAGCCAGTCTTTCCTGATGCTTTTCTGGCTTGTCATCTGTGTAGTAATCATGAACTGCTATGATTCCGTTTTCCGGAATCCATCTACCCCAATTGAATAAGTCATCTTTAACTATAGGGTAATCATGTCCCCCATCTACAAAGACCAGATGATAGCTAAAATCTTGGGCCCGAAAGGTTGTGCTGTTAGCTTCAAAATATTCAACACCTTTTAGCTTGTCCTTGCCAAAGATGTCAACCCGAAAGTTTGTATCAATCGCCAGAACTCTGCAACCTGAAGCCGCCAGGGGATGCAAACTGGTGCCCCGATTGACCCCAATATTGACAATGGTAGGTTTTTCAAATCTGGCCTTAACTAGCAAGGCAAGTTGATGCAAGTATAGTCTTTCTGCCAGGGGCACATCATTGCCCATGCCCTTTTCCCAATAGTGAGTCATTATTTCACCTTAACAAAAGAAGCAATGGAATCTGCTGCCTTCTTCCACTGCCATTCTCTGGCAGATATAAACCAGGTATCAACTGCAAATTTTACCCCTTGTAATCTGTTTCTATCCCTTGGCTGGGGTCTGTAGTCATGAAAGATAAGTAACCCCCCAGCTGCAATGTGGGGGGCAAATATTTCAATATCTTGTTGGACGCACTCAAATGTATGGCAACCGTCAACAAAAACAAGATGGTATGGTTCAGCCGGATTCTTTTCAAGATAAGTCTGACTTTCACTTTCCACAAAGGCAATGTCAATACCATCTAGCTTATCCTTGCCCTGAAAGGGCCTGGTTGATAAATCTGGGTCAATGGCAATAAGGTGGGCTTTTGGTGCACCAGCTGCCAGGCAATGAACTGATGCACCCCAGCTGACCCCAATATTAACAATAGTGGGTTTTGAAAAAGAATGGGCAACTTGCACAGCAGAATAGAACAATAATTCCCTTTCTGCTATGGTCATTTTTTCGCCCTGGGCTTTGCGCCAATGTTGGTCAGTCATACCAGTTCCAGCCTTTCTGGGTCCCAGGTATGGTCTGGGTACCTATGCTTTATGCGATTCCACATGTGGACTGACGCTGCTGGGCCCTGGTTCTGAGCAATGTCCCTAAGATAAGTTGCAGCTGATTCCAGATCAGTTGGGTTGTCATGAATAGGGTGAAATTTCTGGTATAGTTGCCTGGTGACAACAGCATTAAAAGATGCCCCACTTTTTTCCATTTCCCTTTCTATGATTTGAACCATATAACCAGGCAAGTGGATTGTCTTTTTTATCTTCATGTTGCAAATTCCTTGTGTAGGCCTGCTGCTGAATTGGCGAATACAGGACAGGGACTCCAGCTTCTTGCAGAACATAACCAGCATATCTGGCCTGCGTTTTCTTGGTAGAAAACATTATCATAGTTCCATCCGTGTTAAGCATATAGCCCCAGGACTTGACTCCTTTTTTCTGCAACAGTTTTCTAATTGCCCTACTATCCCAAGTTGTGTTAAATGAAATGCCCCAATGGGCTGCCGGTCCTTCTAAAAAGTCGTTCAAAAAAGCCCAGGCTGGAGTCAGCCAGTCAAAGCCGCATGCAATATTCAACAAGTCATCAAAAGGATTATCAGACATTATCCATACCTGACATCATCAATAATCCACAGAACCACCAGGGCCCCTGCAATAATTGCTACAATAGCTAAAAGAGTCATTCTATTCTTTCCCCCTTAATAATAACCCACCAGAACAAAAGAATAAACAGGATCAGCAATGCAATTTCAGTCATACTTTCCACCCTTGCTAGTTAAGTGATAATCCCAAGATGCAACAATCAAGACTACAATCAGCCAGAAAAAAGCAGCAAAAAGGAATCGCCATGGGGACACATCCCCCCAAAGAATAGCCAGCCAGACTGACGCGACAAAAGACAGCCATGCTGTCACATTCATTATTTTCAGTACATAATTCTTTGGGGTCACAATTTTCGCCTCTTGTAAGGTTGTATCTTAGCATTGGTTTCTGGTCTGAATTGCCCCCCAAAAAGACCCCTGGTACCAGCTTCTTTGTGCCAGATATATTCCCCAATTGGAAAGTTTGAAACTGTCCAACCATAATCTGGCACCTTTTTCATAATCTCAATTGCTGGGGCACCCCCTTCGGTATACCTGGCAGGCATTAGAGCCAGTTTGGAAATGTCAACCATACAGGCATAGGGATGAATATACTTAACAGCAGCTTCAGGATAAATTTCAGGATAAATAGTCTTGTAGGCAATACCAGCCTGGCTAACATATCTTAACCAACCGATTGCAAAAAGGTCCTGGTCTTGTTCAAAGGCTGCTATCATATTTTCAACCGCGCCCCCCTTCTTGACCCTGGTATCAGAGTCTAGTAAGAAAGCGTAAGTTGCCCCCATTGCCCAACCAAAGCCAATTCCCTGGTTCAAAGCTGGGCCATGATATATATTCTCGGGATTCTTGACCAGTCCGGCAATCTTGCCCTGATTGCTTAATTCATTCAGGACTTTGATAGAGTCCTGGCAGCCCCCATTATCAACAACAATATGGGGAATCTTTGGGTAGTAATTGAACCAAGATTCAACACAGGTCTTAACCAGGTCTGGGGTCCTAAAGTTGACCGTAACACAACAGACAGAACCAGTTCTTATCATTAATTAATCAACCTTAATCAAGAAATAATAATCAACCATAATCAACCTAAAGAACGAAAATTAAGGGGATAATCAAATCTCAAGAAAAAGTCCATGTTATACTTTTCAACTGCAAGTATTTCTTCTGGGGTTAAATGGTCTTTATAGTGCCCACTGGTGCCATGCACAACCTGAGGCACAACCGACAGATGTCTTTTTTCACTTTCCAAGGGCCTGTTGTATTCTTGCCCTTTCCTGGCGTTGATCTTTTGGGGGGTATAACGGGCTGCTATTTCCTGGGCCTTTTCCTGGGTCAGATTAATTCTTAGGTGCTTCGCGATTCCCATGGCCTCAGTTGCAAGGTCCTGGGTAAATGTCTCAAACTTGGACCAGTAAGTCAAGGGCCACAGATTACACCATTTTTCCAGATCACCTAACCACTTGGGGAAATCCTGTGATGCAACCTTGATACCGTCCCATGGTTCAGTTTCCCTTTTGCCCCCTTGCCTGCTTAGGGTCCTGGTTTTCATACTGGTCAAGATGTCAAAGGGATTGCGTATACTGACCACACCCAGTAACCTGCCTTGCTGGTGATAGACTTTGCCATAAGATTCTTTTCTTTTTAGATTGTCATGGGTGTCATAATAATAGAGCCAGATGGGAGCAAAGACTTTGCAAACAATGTAGGTTGCATCATAGTTGTCATATTTCTGCAAAGCCCCTTCAGTATGGTACCCAATGCCCAGACCCAGGCCCGACTCTTCAACAATGTCCCTGGTAATCTGATATTGGGTTGATGATGCTGTCCTATAGGTACCAGCTACACAAACTAGAACAGGTCTATATGTCACTATTTCTTACCTGCTTTCTTTGATTTGGCTGCATCAGTCCAGTTTTCTGGGTCAACATTATCAATAACCCAATTCACCCCCTGGGGTTGCCCCTTATAATAATAATTAGTGTGAGGCATCACCATTTCCTTTGTACTTAAAAAGACCCCTTTTACGTTGTGTGCAACCCTGCCACTTCCCCATATTTCTGTTTTCCATGGGTCCTCAGATTCCCTTAATAGATTCATCAAGGTTTCACGTTCCCATATGCCAGGCTGTAAGGAAAGGCAATATCTTTTTCTTTTATCTATTCTGCCAAAGCCTGGTTCTGGATAATCAAATTGGGGTGGGGGCATAGGCCTTAATCTACAATGGGCAATTCCCCCATTGGAATCAACGCATAGTTCAGCAGCCCTTTGCACAACTGGGGCATTAACATCTTTCAGCAGGTAATCAGACATCATAAACAAAAGGTGAGAGTCATCGTAATATTGCCTGAGGAATGTTTTCAATCGCCAGCCAAAGGCAATGTCAGGCCTGTCCCCCAGATAATAGACTGTTCTGTTAACCTGCAACTTTTTTGAATTGGTAACAAAGATCACTTCCCAGGGGCAGTCAGGCCAGACCTTTTTCAACCTGTCGTCAAAAGCTCTGCAAGTATCAGCGTATAGGTCACAACTGATAACAACTATTTTCATCCTTTTTCCTTTTGTGGTGCAAGGTCCATTTTTTCAACAGTGTCAGAAAACCGTATGGCAGCCCTTAGCATATGTCCAGCCTGGGCTGCCATACTGCGATTCTGTTCCCTTGCTAATTTAACCAGTCTTTCTTTAGTTGCCTGATCAATTACTATTGTGATTCTTGCTTGTTCTTTCGTCAACTTAATCAGTCTTCCCCTTTACTAGCTTACAATCCACATTCCTGTGAACTACCCGTTGCAACACTGTTTTGTCGAGTTGTCTGCCACCTTACAGTCCACACTCCCGCGAACTACCCGTTGCAACGTCTAATAAAACAAACTGGGGGAATAATCCACTGTCTTTTACAGTCCACATTCCTGTGAACTACCCGTTGCAACTAGATAACCCTATCCTGCCATACTGTTTCCAAGTCCAATTTACAGTCCACATTCCTGTGAACTACCCGTTGCAACACCAATATCCAGGGTAGCATTACAGGAATGGTCCACTAGATATTGAGTTGCAACGGGTCTGCACAATTGACCAGTTCCGCAAATCGAATTTTGCCACAAAAGTGGGGTGTATTTGCGAAACTGATTGTACTTTGCCGATTCTCACTGATACTGCCGGTAGTGGTGACGGCAGGCCAGGTAAGTTGGCCCCTACACCTACACCAGCGTAAGCTGGTGATGGTGATACTTTGTTAAGAATATTGAATGCCCCGTTTACATCCGAGTTTACTACAACTCCGCATTGCTGGCAGGTTAGTAGCCCCCTTGGACTACGACGACCCACCTGTCCACACAGATGACAACACTTTGATGTGTTACGTTCACTTACTGCTATTGTCTCAATTCCAACCTCCTCTGCTTTGTATTCAAGCTGGCGTCTTATTTCAGCAAAGGGCCAATTGTGCAACTTTTGGTTCCCTTTTTTGCCGTGGTTCGCCTGTTCTCTGATGCCCCTCAGGTCACCCAGGACAAGTGTCCTTATCTGGCGGACAATACATTCATTAATGATATGTCGAGTCAGATTGTGGACAGCCAGCTTCTGAATATTGCCTGCCTTGCATCGATACCTCTTGAAATTCTCAGATTGTCTACTTTCGGCTTTGCCCTTTTGCCAATTTTTAGGCTTGCAAGCTTTAGCCTGCTTTTGATGCCATTGATTACTAGCCAATAACCCTTTGCCAGAATACAGAATGCTTTCACCATTCTGGAAAGCAACAGCAGCCATATTGATAATTCCCAGGTCAACCCCAGCTACACCATTGCCTGATACTTTGTTATTTGCCTCAAGATTAATAATAGCATCGCCCGAACCATCAGGATGCAACCGAATAAGTTTAATGTCCCGCATTTTGACACCAGGCCTAATCCGCAACCTGACCAGGGCATGTCTATCTTTGATGTGCCTACCAAGGACAGTCAAATGGTACGTCCAATCACCTTTTGACCTGGCATTGCGCCCAACCTCAAAATAAAGCAACCGCCCTTCTTTGGTGTAGCGTGGCGGTCTGGCTTTTGGGTTAGTTTTGATATTGCTAAACCAGGACCGCATTGCAATGTCAAAATCTTTGATAGTGTAAGAAGAACAGCGGTCACTTAAATCTTTAGCACTCCAATGATCTTTAATAACCTTTTGCATCCCAAAGTTGCCCAAATATTTTATCCCTCGCGCGTGGGGCACATTGCGCCTGTAAACTTCCCAACTGTCGCCCCGCCTGCGCCGCAATTTTTCATTATAGCCAAACTGGTGCCACCGTAATTGATTCCATAGGTGCCGAGATAATTCATGGCCTTGCGTTAAAATATCAGCCCCTTCAATGACCTTGTAAGTAATCTTTACGGTCCGTTTCATTATTCTTGCCTGTTTAAGATTCTCGTTTCCATGCGCCCAATATACATTAAAATGCATCATTTTGCAACACTTACAATGCAAGTGAACCTTAAAATTCCCTAAAAAGGCCCCTAAAAAAGCTCAGAATCAAAAGAACCCCTAACCACCATTAGGGTTAGGGGTCCTTTTTTATTTGACAGCAGCTGTTTAAGTTAGATTAGAGCCAGACAGCGTAGTCTGAACTGGGGGTCCTGGCCGATACACCACCATTAACCCAGTGGGTATTGTCAGGATCATAATCCCTCAGGTGCTGTAACGGGCTGTACTTGACATGTTCAATCTTGCCAGCCAGCTGAGGAGTCCGCAGAACAACCCGCTGTTCTGACTTAAGACTAAACTTGTAACACCATTTAGTTTGCTCAACTGCCCAGCTGAAGATACCACGGTCAGTCCAAAAGTCCTCGCGTCCTTGCATCAGGGCAATGTCAGCCCCAGCTTCGCGGTAGTCCAGATATTCCATATAGGTTGCCGGGAAGTTTCCTGCTACCCGCATAGGAATAAAATAGATACTGCTGGCGTATTCCCCAGCGTTAAGATTACTGGAGTCATTGGTCGCGTTATGCTCATAGATGCAGGTATCGGTGACAACCGGATAAGTACGCCCATTAACATCAATGGTCATGCCGCGCCGCATCCTGTCACGGTCACTGATATTTTCTCGCCCATCAGTCAGGACTCTGGCATCGCCGCCGATGCTGGTGCAACGGTTCGTGTTATACTTGCATGGCCAGCAGGCAGTCAATTCATACCACAGCTGGGGACGCATGGCCCAGACCCATTGACCAGGTAGCATGCCGGTATCATCAGCCAGGGTGTAGATGAAATATTCCAGCATTGACATGTACTCAACAATGTCCTGGGTTGACCCACAAACGTCAGCATACTGGAAATCTTTCACATCACTATCCAGACTGGCACAGGCAGTGTTGGTGTCAGCATCAACCTGGCCTGTGGCAATCTGGTTGTCTAAGCCAGGAAATTCCTTGTACCCACCTCCAGGGTTGTTGTTGCTGGGGCTGCCAGTCCAGACATGGCTGCAAAGTTTCCTTTCCATCCGAACCGCCGCACTGACCATTTCAGACATAGTGATAAGGTTCAAGATTTGGGACTGATTCAGGCCTCTGGGGTACAGATCAGTCATTCCAAGAACCTCGCCCACCAGCCTCAGGTCAGTAAAGTCCCCACGGTTGACCCGTAACATAACCTTGTCCATTTCAATGGTACGAGTATCACGCGCCACGCGCCCAAACTGGGCCTGCAAATTACAGGCCTTGACAAAGCCGTCTGGGGCATCATCACAAGGCTGCAATGGTTCTGCCCCCTGGTCATCACTGTAGCCAGTCAGGGCCCCATACCTGGGGTCTTCATTAACTGATCCCATCTTAGGTAGCATAGTAGCCAGGCCATGGGGTCTAACATGGGTTGTGATAATCTCACGTTCCAGACCTGGTGTGCTGAAAATGCCGGTACCACCATGCAAGAACGTGTTAGTTGCGGTACTGGCTGGGGCTTTGGTTGCCAGCCCCTGGTCTTTGGCAACCTGGCCTTGATAATGTTCCATCAAGGAAATCAGTTTTTCCTGGTTTGCCGCAACCTGTTTGATAACGTCAATGTCTTGAAAATTGATTTCTGCCATGATTCTTTGCTCCTAAAGAATAGTAAGATTGATAGTTGTCAGCAAACCTATTGCTGTAAGAATTCCTTTTGAGCCTTTTCAATATCCTTGGCCCAGTTGCCGGTCACAATGGATGATACGATCCCATCAACCAGGGACTGTCCAGTAGCAATTACTTGATCCGGTTCTGGCTGGGTTTCCCTGGGCCCATCCTTGGCCAAGGACTCGCGCTTATCCTGTCTAGCCTGGGAATGCCCCACTGCCCTTTGGTACAAGTCAGTTAAGGTTTCAGCCTCTTGCTGAGCCTGGTCAACCGAAAGGGCTTTGACCTGTTCCCCAATGGCTGCTACAGCCTGGGACAGGGTTGCAATCTGTTCCCCAATGATACTTACAACATCTTGCAATTCCTCGCGCCGGACTCCGGTATCTTCAACCAGGGGTTGCAATTCCTCAGCTGGTTGTTCTTGCTGTTCCTGGGCCCCGGGCTGCTCCTGCTGCTCCTGCTGCTCCTGGGCTTCAGATTGTTCTGGGTCATCTTTGGACTTAGAATCGAGTCCTTCCTTTTGGGCTGCATCAGCCTGGGCCTTGTTCGTCTCTTCAACAGCCCCCAGAATACCTGCTGGCAGTCCCCACTTGTCCTGCAATTCTTGTTTCTTGTCAATCATTTTTTCTTCCCTTTCCGTATCTTTAGATAGGACCAGGAATCCAGTCAAGTCATTGGCTGCCCAAGTTGCTGGCAATGGGCTGATTTCCCTGGTCACATGTTCGACAATGACTCTGGAATCATTGTCATCATATTTTATAGATGAAACAGGCATTCCATGAGAAACACCTACAGACTCTGGGGGCAAACTCATTAAGAATTTTGCCAAAGGTTCAAAGCCCTTGTCTACCGTACCCCCCGCTATTGGAAATCCGGTGTTGTTGCCGGTGTCATCATATGCTATCCATTCTGCTGACCCCCATTTCCAGTCTTTGTTGTGCCACAACCATAGTTCTGGCAAAGATGCCTGCCCACTATCAACCAAGCTGACAAATCTTTTGTGACTGTCTGCTGAAATAATTTCTTGTTCCTTGTCCAAAAAATTGTTGCTATATCTGGCAATCCACTTATAAGCCCCATCAGCCCCCTTGTAAATCATAAAAGGGCCCACCTGGGTCTTAGACTGCTGGGATTGCTCTTGCCCCAGGGCAGTCTTGACCTTGTCAACCAGGACATTGAACCAGTTCTGGTCAACATCCTTATTGGCCTTGGCCAGCATGCCCTTGGCTTTTGTGGTCAGCTTGCTTTTAGTTGCTTCGTCAATCCTGTTAGACTGGGGAATTCTGGCCAAGGCATTTCTAAGGTGAGGCAAGTCCACCTTTCCTGATGCATCTTTGACCGGAAACATTCTTAGAGTCCTGGGGGTTGTCTTGCCTTCGTTGTCCTTTTCCCCGCCAGGCAAGATATGTAAGAACGAAGAGTCAGGCAACCTGTTGACAAAAGCTGTTGACCAGACTGCCTTTTCTGGGTCCTGGTCTATCAAGGCAAGACCAACTGCCTTGTCAATTTCAACTTGCAGGACTTCTTTGACCAGGGTCCCATATTCTGTCATTAGTTCATTAAGGGCCAATTCCTTATCACTAATGTCAAAGTCTGGCCTATTGGCAATCCTCTGAACCATCTCAGGCAAATGGTAATTCAACTTGTCCAATTCCATAGCAGCATCCTTGGCTGCTTCTATCTTTTCCAGTTCAGCAAAGGATATAGGCCCATATGGGCTACCCATTTCCTCGCCAGGATAGTAATACTTTTCCTGCTGCTGATCACCCTGTTGCTGATCAACCTGTTCAAGATTCTGCTGGGTCTGATTCTTATCAGTCATTATCCCTTTTCCTTATTTGTAAGAATATTTTATCACTTTAGAAAGTTTGATGTCAACCAATGATTAGAAAGCCCCCTTTCCAGCCCTTTGCATTGCCTTAAGCAACCTCCGCCGAAATGGTTTTTTGCGTCTTTCCTGAACAATCCCAGACCATTCCCTGGCCTTGATTCCTGGCCTAACAATCTTTTTGCTAACTGTTACAAGACGCCCCCTGCCTCTTCGACTCTTGACTTTCCTGGGAACAGTCTTTGATCTCCAATTAGGTGACATTAAAGCATGTCTAACCCTGGTACCCTCATTCAGCCAATTCCACTTTTTCACCCCCTGGGTAGGTCCCCCAGGCCCAGTTGCAACCGACGCGTCACTGGCACCTAAACCAATCTCAGATTGAAACTTTGGTTTGTCGCCTTTCCAAGTTTCAGTTGTCTTGTCCAGTTCATTTCGCTGGTCTTTTCCTTCGCGCCTCAATTCATTAAGCAATTCCAGCCGGATTGCATCAATCTTTAACCGTTTTGGTTTGATAGCTTTGAAAACAAAGACAACTTCTGCCATATTTTAAGGTTTACCCCCTTGTTTAATATTGAAAGTTATGATATGATAATTAAAATTCAACTTTTAACTTTTAGTCTTGAAAGGACCTAAAAAATGGTACCCAAAGAAATTGATCAGTTTGTAGTCGAACAGGAACATGGTAAGGACTCCACTGTCTGGGTGTATGAGTTATCAGCTAATACCTGGGCAGGCCCAAGAGACTGGTTGATATATGTTTCTGACCAATCCCTTAAATCTAATTCTGGTAGGGCCTGGGACGTTAATAGGGCCATTGAAAAGCATGCCCAACCCCAGGGCTTTGAATCCACTAGTCCCCAATCCGTTAATGAAGACCTAAGCTGGGGTGATGGTGTTAGCTTTCCAGACATGGTACAATCTGCTGCTAAGGGCAACTATTGGAACCACATAGCAACCTTTGTTTATTCCCCTGATGCCCACAGCAGGATTACTGCCATACACATTAAAGATGACATTCAGAACCACCCTGATTATGTTGCAGCCTTTGAAAAAGCAGAACAGCAGGCCCAGGAAATAAAAGATACAACTGGTCGATTGATAGCAACTATCAATAAAATGGTCCAGAAACTTGAAAAAGAAACTGACCAGGAATTGACAAGGCTGAACATTGAACTGCTTAAGGTACAAAAGCAACTGGTAGACAAGATCACTTTTCCAGACCACTTGAGTAAATATGACAGGGACCATCTGACCACCAGGCCTGTCAAAACAATTAAAACTGACGTTCTGGCTGATTTCCGATATAAGATTATTCAGCAGCCCTTGGTCAGTCTTGACGACATTGAACAGGCCCTGGCTGCCGTGTATGAGGAATGGATCAATTCTGACTAACAATCCCTTGCTAATTAGCCCCCAGGCTGCCCCTGCTGGCCTCTGGGGGCTTTTTTTTATTACCTGGTATAGCAAGACCCTTTTTTCTGTAAATAGGCTACCAGGGTCTTGTGTTGCCTTATGTTGCTTAATCTGCCCATTGTGGGAAACCTACGGTTTCAAGTAGTATAAAGGTTATAAAGTTTCAAGGTACAAATCAAAGCCTGCTGATACATCCAAATCATTAGCTGACCCAGCCCCTTGCATCTTAAAGATTCCTGGTCCTGTAAATCGGTTATAGGGATTAAAGAAATGCTGGACAGGATTGCCACCAGTACTTTGTGTTCCTAAACTATGCTTGACTAAAAAGACTGTTGGATTAATCTGGGGGACAGGATTGAACAATAAGCGCATGTCAACAAAGGCTGTAGCTGCATTGGCCCTTAGCACACTAAAATAAAAACCGGTCAAATAGGCTGCTTGGGTTGATGGAATTCCATATATTGCCATTTGAGTTTGACCCTCGTTAGGCTGAATCTGGGCAGTAACAGTTGCATCAACAGCCGCAGTTGCAGTGATAGTGCCCACATTTACAGATGTGCTACTAGCCTGAGGATTGATCTTCATCCTGTGAATAATGACAGCAGCATTGGCCATAGCAATTCCAGCATTCAAATTGCCGGTCACTGTTTCCGTTTGCTCTGCTGTGTTCCAGTCTGGCAAGTAAGAAATAGTGATAGAATTAGTCCCGGTCCCCCCAGTTGTGTCCTGGGCACTGGTTGAGGCAATGGTGTGGATTCTGGCTGCTGTAGGAGCCAGCCATATATCCTGGTCATTAGTAGCATTGGCCCTATCCCAGATGTCAGTATCAATCCCAGAATCAACATTAGTGCTTCGACCAAACTTATTGACCTGAGTCCAATTGGGCACCAGGCCAGCCGGTATAGATATTTCAGGGCCCAGGGTAATCAGCTGCCCATCTTTAATAATCAGGTCTGTTCCGGTTGAGTCCCTTAAAACTGTATAGACAGTCCCCCCAACAATAAAGTTGCCATAGGGTTGCCCCTTAATAACCCCTTTGTCGTATGCATCATAAAAGATGTCTGGATGTGCCATTACAAGGTCCCCGAGATAAGATAGACAGGAATTGCAGCCCCAGCCGTCTGACCACGCCCAGAAAGGGCAAGAACAGGAATGGGGTCCCCAGCTTGCAGGCCCCGTGTAGCAATGTAGGCATCATCTACCACGTAAACAGGCTGAATAGACCCCCCATCAATGGCCCTAGTGCCTACATCAGCTGCTGCAATGGCTGCCACAGGAATTGCAGCCCCAGCTTGTATTTTGTTTGGGCTGCTGACCACTACAACCGGATTGATGCTGCCTTGTATCATCTTAATGACTCCTTGCTTAATACGTTTTGATTATGGCAGGCCTGGTAATGGGCCCTTTGACAATGGTTTATCTGTGGGCTGTAGCCGACAACCACACCTATACCCTTTGCATTCTAAGTAGCTGGCACCATTAACCTGAGGATAGATTCCCTGCTGATCCCAATATGATGCCCTTTTAACCTTGCCAGCTAATTTAAGGCAAGACCCACAGTTGTCATTGGCTGGATCAATAACCCATTCCAGCTTTTGGTCAGCACAGGCCATACCCCTGCCCCTATCCCTGGCAACCTGATATTGACTTGCCCAGACCTGGGCCCTGTCTAAAAATGGGCCCAGCCTTCCCCCTTCTGCCTTGCTGCCAGACTCAATGTCATTGGCCAGCCCCAGGACATAGGATAGCTGTCCTGAAATCATACCTTGCAAGGCTGTAATTTCCTGTCCTGTCAATTCATCTGGCCTGATACCGCACTCTTTTGCACCCTCTTGCCAGGCCTGGGTCAGTCGCCTGGTCAGAACAGAATTCATATTATCAACAAATTGAAATTTTGAAAGGTCACCTGCCCAGTAACCTCTGATAGCTGACCTGATACCAGCCAGCATGTCAGCCCTGGTTTTAATTAGGTCAAAAGGGGATAGGGACTTTTCACCCCCTTCTTCATCCTCTTCTTCTTGTTTAGGTTCGGGCTGTTGTGGTGGTTGCTGATCCTGGGTAACATTTTCTGATTCCTCAGGGGCAACAGTTGGTTCAATGTCAACCGATTCCCCAGGACTCTTAATCAAGTCCCTTAGCTTGTTTAGAGCAACAATTACCTGCCTGGCCTTTTTCTTTAACTTGCCATTGGCAGCATTGACCGCTACAGACTCCACTATTCTTAGTTGCTTATCAATCGCCGGTGCCCAGATCATTGGGTCATTAGTTTCAACATCTAAGGGGTCCCCTTGGGCATCAATAGCCAAGAGCCCTACAAATTGTTCATCCTTGGTATGGAACAGAGTCAGGATGTCCAGACCATCTGGCAGTCTACCAGAATCTAATTCTAATTCCTCAAATTGAGACTCTGTCAATTCCCCCTTTGTTAGCATATCCTCTCGGGCTGTCCTGATGGATATAACTTCAGAGTCTAGATTCTTTTGCCTTGCCTCTGCCCTGGCCTTGGCAATTTCAGCCGCCATTCTATCTTGTTCATCATCCTGAAAATCAAAGACCATCTTTAGGGGGGCAGGCAGAAACCTGGGTACATCGGAAAGGGCACCACCAGTCCCAGTTGCAGGGCCCCCCAGCATTTCAGCTATCATCTTCAGGGTTGCCCCAGGCCCACCAGACAGCCCTGCCACATGCTGGAACATTGCGTCTGCCTTGGTTGCCCCGGTCATAGTTGCAGGCCATAACCATCTTGCTGGAACGTTGCCTGCCAGGGCAATAGTGAACATGCCCAGGGTGACATCATCCTCATAATTGAATCCGTCAGGCAAGCTGACCAGATCAATCAAGGAAATATCCCCATCTGGAATATTCCTATCACCTATGAATGGGACCTGGCTATAACGTCTTATGCCTCTGCTGTCCATTGTGGCATTGGCCATAGCCATAGCTGATGCTACATCTTCAGGGTCAAGACCCCCCTGGGTGATGCCAATAGCCCTTTTTTGCCTACTGCCTAATTTTTCCTGTTTGTAGACTGCTACATCAACCATTGATTGGGCCACATTAAGACATCTTGACAGCCAGCAGAATCCCACCCCATACATATCAGCCCTGCTGCTGGGTAATTGGGACCTATAGAGAACTCTGGTTCTGTGTAGCCGGTACATGCGCCCATCAGTATCTTCATACAGGACAGGATATTCAACAGACCCTGTTCTGGTACATCTGTGACTGTCTAAATGAGCCAAGCCAACTGGCAGCCCCCTAATAGGTCCATCCTTGTTTCCCCCACCAATGACTTCAACAAAGAGGCCATTATCACTTGAGTATAAGTCCATCAACAGCTTGGTCAGCAAGGTGCCCCAGCCCTGCCCGAACTCTGATTCAGATTCTAAATTTAGTTGGTATTCTTCTGCCAACCTTCTATGCCTGGCAATGCTAGGGTCCCTTGGTTCAACGCGATATGGGACAGATGTTAGCCTGCTGGTCAAGGTATAGAAAGCCCCAGCAATGTGGTCACTGGACTTATAGAATCTGTCCAGTTCTGAGTCCCTACGCTGGGACCACCAGGGGCTTATTAATTCCCCAGCCCTAGCTAAAATTGCTAGTAGGGGGCTTCTGCCCTGTTCTGGTTGGGTCGCCCTGACTTGAACTGAGTCACTAACTGCCTGGTCTATACTCTTAATAATTTCTGTAGTCATTAGGTCACCAATCTATCATCACAACTTTGGCTTTGGGTATAGGTTTGTCAGCATACATAGCTGCATATCTGGCCATATCCATCCCATCATCTTCAACCTTGACAGGCTGTTCCTTATCTTGTCGATTGGCCCAGACATAACCCCCAAATTCATCTTCTGTCTTATGGGGCTTCTTGGCATCAATCAAGGACTGGTCCTGGTAGATTAGGGAATCGCGTACAATAAACAGCCTGGGCTTTCCATCCCCAGCTGTCTGAAGTCTTTGCTGAACCGTATTGATACCTGGCAATACGTCATTGATAGCTGGCACTGCTGGCAGCCCAGCCTGTTGGTAAGATTCAATATACGCTGGCTGATCAGGACCACAGGCAATAGCTTCCAGCCGGTACTTTTTGTGTAATTCCTGAGCCCTTTCAACCCACCAGTCAATGGTTTGGCCAGTCCGATATACCTGCCTAATTAGGTACATGCGCCCATCAGAATCAACCCCCCATATACCTAACACCCCAGGGTGGGTATATCCCCAGTCCTGGCCAGCAATATACCTGGGGAATTCTTTAGGGCACTGATCAGCTGTTATCAAGTGAACAGCCGGATTCCAATCCTCAAATATAACCCCTTCAGCCTGGGCAGGTTTACCTTCATATAGCCTAACCCGGCGCATGCCGGTCAGATTCTTGAGTCTGGAAATGGTTACTTGGCCTTGCTGGGTCAGCTGTCCTGTTAATGGGTCATATAGGACAGGGTTGTCAGTATGGTGAGAATAAAACAATCTAATCGATTCCCTGGTATACATCCAATGGCCTGGATATGCTGGATTTGCATCCCCAATGGTCTGGCTGTAGGGCATATTACCAGCCCTGCCAGTAGTTCTGGTGGTCAATGTTTCCCAGTCATCTAACATCAATTCTTCAGCCTGGTTCACATAGATAATGTCATGCTCTGCTGACAGAATCTTGCCTGACTTGTCTAAGCCTGCAATCCAGATTCTTGACCCAGTTGGATATTGAAACCATTCTGGCTTTTGTCCCCCATAGGGCTGAACAGGGTCTGAACTAATGACCTTGTTCTGAAAAGTTTGCAAGACAGTTGAATAAGTTGATGCCAAAGTCTTTCTGGCAATGACCAGGCTGCAACCAGGATATTTATAGGCACAAAGATGCAAAAAGTTAAGGGCTGATAGGGTCTTGCCTGTTTCAGCTGGGCCATGTAGAATTGCTTCAGCCCCCTTATACATAGCAAAATCTCTGGCCCCACCATAGAACGTAAAGTCAGCCGTGTTAGCTGGTCCATTAATAATACTAAATGTCATCTAGGTCCAGACCCCCAATGACCTTGACCTTATGTTCAACTTCCCCTGTATGCTCAACCCTATCAGTAAAAAGTGAATGTATCTTTCCAATGTGAACCAATGCTGATTGAGCATCATAAAATTCAACTTCCAGCTTACCATCTTTGTTGTGCTTGGTCTTTTTGATTAAATGTCCTTTTCCATCTTCCAGCAGCCTGCCCAAATCAACAGTCCCATCAGGGCTGATGTAATCGCTATACTGGGCCTGGGCCTGTTCTGCCAATCGAGCAATTACTTCATTGGCAGTCATTGCTTTTTCACTTAATCTGCGTTCAATTTCCTCTGCAATGTTACGCTTTGCAACTAATCCTGACGATCTGGCGCGCGCATTGTCATAATCCCCACCATAAACATTAAGATATGCCTGGGCCTGATGCATATTGCATTTGAATAATTCATCAATGAATAGTCGATGTTTTTTGATGGGTACTCTTTCACTTAGCGGTTTTAATTCATCCATTTTCTTATCCTTACAACCTTGGCAGCCCTATCCACCTTTGCAACCCTGGCAGCCCTATCCATTGTACCATTGCCGGTCAACTGTCAAGCCCCGCGAAACCCGCGGGGCTGCTGCACTACGTTTCGCCCCCTGCGGGGTGACAGTTTCCCTTTGCAATGGTGGGGGCTGCTAACAGCCAGGGGTTGCTTCCCAAAAGGTTGCCCCTGGAACGCCATAGAATCGCCTCTAAGCCCTTTTCCTAATTTTGGTACTTAGCATACCTTTTTTGCCTATAATCCTTGTCCTGCCCATCCTGGTAAGTCTCAGGGCCATTCAGGACAGTAGCCAGAAAGTCATAGCAGCAGTAATTGCCCCTGTCAGCCAGCCCACCACAAAGACTTCTGCTTTTTCCGCTACTTTGGCCAGCCAGCTTTTGGGTGGTACCACTTCCTGGGTCAGCCGGTTCTGATCATCAATGGACCCAATTACTTTGTACTTTTGGATAGTTTCAGCCATTTATTTTGCCTCTTGTTCTATTGCCGTATTAAACCAGTTGCTGTCCTCATGAGCCCTGGCAATCTGCGCCCCCTGAGGATGAGGAATAATCTCAAAAGCCAGACCAGAATAAGGCACCAGCTTGAACAATTCCCCGGGCTGAATAACAAATCCATCCTTAGAGCAAGTCACCGCAATCTGTAGGCCTGATCTTGACTGTTCCAGACTGACTCTGGTCACCCCATCCTGGGCAGTTTCTGTGGTCACATTAACTTTCATCCTCTAACCCCTGAAATAACTCTTGTTGGACTTCTTCAGTCAAAAGAGGCAAGATTTCACCAGCAATATCTTGTAGCTGGTCCTGTTCCAGCTTGCCCCAGGCCTTGGTTCTGATGGGCGGGTTCATCTGTTCAAGGACCTGTACCAGCATCTTATAATCTGAGCGAAAAAATATTTCAATAAGGTTCTGGATCAGGACAGCCCTTGTTCCACTGGCGTCAATAATTGCAGCTAAAATATCCTTATCTTCAAGACTTGCAGCAGCAATTACCCCTAACCTTTCGCGGCTGCTTTGGTATTGCTGTTGCAGGGACATTGCCGTTTTAATCAGGTCAGCAAACTTTTCTTCTATCTTTTCCCCAGCCTGGTATTCTGATTGCAGGTCGCGGACTCGATGCCAGAAAGACTTTTCAAAGTCCAGTAGGGCAATATGGTCCCCCTTAACCTTTTTCTTCAGTTCATCAATAACTGTCCTTGTCTTGGTCATTTTTATTCCTTAGTAAACTTCCATTGCAATAGAACCAGGGCTGCAATAACAGCTAGCCCTGAGATTTCAGCAATCGATAAAAAAATGCTGTTAAAAAAAGGCATATGCCAGCTGTCAAAAGAAAGATAAATAAAACCAAAAGCATCGTTAAGGTACATTATTGCCAAGGCAGTAAAAAAGACAATCAGTCCCAAAGTTGCCCCATTGCCCCCTTTGCGATAATCATTAATGAATCGGTAGGCCCAGACCGCAAACCAGACAAAGATAACAAGGTCCTGGGCTGCTATTCTTAACCGAATAGTATCATTCAGTAGATGCAACAATCCTTCTGAAAGCATGTGTTATCTCAGCTGATTCCCTTTTTTGCCACTTAAAGATTTTTTTTAGCTGTTCAATCAATGTCCCCATCCCTATCCTTTCCCAGGTCACCTTGTATCAGGTCAAGAATTCGATTCTGCTTTTGAATAACCTGAACCAGATGTTGATTCAATAAAGTTATTAAGTCATTATTTCTCTGGATTGCCATATGAATTCCCCGAACCTGCTGTTCAACGTCATTGAATTCAACCCTTGACCAGTCAATGGTTTCTTTTAGGATATTCAAAGCCTGGTTGTCAATCTGAATCTGCCTGAGTCGCATGGCAGCCTGGTCCTGCAAGCTTGCTTCCAGCTTAACTGTGTCCAGTTCCTGTCTGTGTTCCCTGGTATCATCTGTCACCTTAAATAACTGTATATACCAGGCCCTGATATGATTCCTCAGGATGTATAGAACAATCAGAATGGGACTCAGCCAAGTTGGTAGCTGATCCCAGGACCAGGCTGATCTTGGGTCATCCATCCTAAAGAGTTACTTGCTGGTCTTACTTAGCTGGTAGACGCCGGATACAACCAGAAAGATGTATACCGAATAGGCAATCGGTTCTGCAATAACCACCCACTGAGGAAATTGTTGCAACAGCAGGGCTGCAACATAACCTATTACTGACAACCCACCAGCCAGATATGGGGCATTCTGATCCTGTATAAGACCAGTTCGCTTGGCCAGGGTAACCAGTCCAATGATTATGGGCACCAGGGCAGTTGTCCCAATGGCCAGGTCTTGAATAACACTAAAATCGAATTCCATTTTCTTTCCCTTTCTACTTTCTATTGGTTAGATAATTAAAAAAAGGCACCTATTTAGGTGCCTTAATTGTATCATACCTGGGTTGCAGTTGTCTAACACAACCCAGATTGTTTACTTACCAGCATTGGTACCCTGGGGACTGGACCCCAGCAAAGGTCTGGTGCCCACGCGCCCCGTGGTACCAGATTATGGCTGCTGTTGCCCATTCACTTCCACAATCAGGATGTATGGCATAAAACGGGTT